CGGCAGAGGCGATCAGTAGGCGCAGAAAGTGCATGATGTGCGGTCACCACTTTGCAACGGCCGAAATTGTTGTGCCAAAAGAAAGTATTGCTTGGGTCAAGAGTGACCGTAAGAACCGCTCTAGCTTTGCGGTTGACCCAAAGCTTTTGGCGCATCTTGTAAGCGAAAGCCATGCTTCCGATAGCGAGCGCTCTAAGAAGTGACATAGTCAAAAGCTTGACAGGTATGCCATTGCAGGCCATCATGTCGAGCAAGGCGCGAGCCTCCACACTCCAAACCAATGAAAAACTACCAATCCAACAAGCTGCGCTCTGGGTTTTATGACCCAACGCGCAGTAAAACCAAAACCAACGTTATTGTTTCAATCGTCTTTGCTTTGATGCTTGGCGGTGCTTTCTGGCACAGCCTTACATCAACGCTTGACCAGCAACAACGTCAGCACTGTGAGCAAGGTTGGCAGCGCGCTTGCGAAAGCCTTAAGAAATGAGCGGTTGCAGCTCTTGGAACACGCGGCCTCAAGAGGTTATTGACGCTGCTAAGGCAAGAGCAAAAGCGGCTCTAAAAGAAAAAAACCCAAAGCTTACAGCGCTTGAAAAAGCGTTTTATGAAGCTTACAAAAAGCACTTGTAATTATGGGCATCCTTATCCCCAAAGGTGTAAGTCCCATTTATCCAAACAACTAACACCAAGCACCATGAAATCTGTTGCCATCAACCTTGATGATGATCGCGCCGCCAAGCTGCAAGCGCTTTCTGACTCAACCTCTGGTCACTCGTCACAAGTGCAAGTCGCAGGTCAGACCTTTGAAGTTGAGCAGCGTAAGATTTCACCGTCTGCCATCGCTAATGGCCTTCTAAATGCAGCAATCGACAACGCCCACAGCCAGCTGCCCCAATAGCTTTACGTTCACTGTTCTTGGCAAGCCTGCTCCACAAGGCAGCAAACGCCACGTTGGCAATGGCGTCATGGTTGAGTCGAGCAATCGATGTAAGCCATGGCGTCAAGACGTAAGGCACACCGCGATGGAGTTGATTCCTGATGGATGGTATGCCAGAATGGAAGACGCAATGCTGCTGTCTATCACGTTTGTTTTTGCTCGCCCCAAAAATCATTTCAGAACAAACGGTCAGCTAAAACCATCAGCTCCAAAGCATTGCATTTCACGCATTGGCGATGTGGACAAATTAAGCAGGGCTGTCCTGGATGGCCTTACTGGTATTTGCTTTCACGACGATGCAGCCGTAATTAGTCTCATTGCGAACCGCCGCTATGCAACTGCAACAGAATCTCCCTGCGCAATCATCACCGTTACAGCCGTTAGTTGAAGCGCTGGTTGAGTTTCACAAAACTGTTCCACCAATCAACAAAGGGTCTCAAGCGCAGTATGGAAAATTTGCCGACCTTGAAACTGTTCTTTCAACGGTCACGCCTCATTTGATCAAGAACGGGTTGATTGTTTCGCAAGGCTTTGAGCCAAGCAGCCATGACAACAACCCTGTGCTCATCACTCAGCTTTGCCACGTCAGCGGGGCTCAACTCATCAGCAGGCTGCCAATGATCGTTGGCGGTCGCGGCAAAAATCCGTTGCACGATTTTGGCGGAAGCTGCACTTATTCACGCCGTTATAGCTTGCTTGCCATCCTTGGCCTCACAGCTGATATGGATGTTGACGGTGACTTTGCCGACAGCTCTGTAAGCAACGAATCAGCAAAGCCAGCATCAAGCCCAGCGCCTAAAGTAGAAGGCGTTGCAAAGGATGATCAGCCGCTGAGCGAAAACGATCGCAACTTATGCCTTGGCCTAGTCAAAGAACTCAAGCCGGACGGTCTTGCGCGATTTTGTGAAGACTTTCGACGGAGTTTTAATCTCGGAGCAGGAGACAAAGTCGCTCCTGCTTTGACAAGCGTCAAACATCAAAATTGGATGAATGAAAACATGCACAAGTATGTCTGACATCAATGAAGCCCAACCAATTGACATCACAGGCGCGGCCAATTATCAGCGCGAAGCCGATTCCAAGCGACGGCATCGACATTTTCAAGTTCGGCTGGATGAACAGCTAGCCGCACAGCTGCAGCACTACGCTGACGCCAATCACAACGGCATCAAAAACGCTGCTTGCAAAGCCATTCTTTCTAAATTCTTCAACGGAAAATGATTATGAACCCTGTAAGCAATTTCAACAGACGGATTGAGGTCACACCTGATGAATGGAGACAAGTTCTTGTTGATGTCATGGACACATTCGATTCCGTGTCCCTTTATTTTGAACAGGATGACAAAGCCAAGTTTTATAGCCCTGAACTTGCTTTAGGGCTCACAAGGCTTGTTATTGAACGGCACGACGCCGAGCAAGAACGCCTTGAAAAAGAGGAAACTGAATTTTACAACAATCAAACCAATGCCTGATTTCGCTCCAGACGCCTTCACCATCTTTGGCAACTTCAACAAGGATCAGAAAAAAGACGGTCACTATTGGGCCTCTATGGAAGTGCCTGTAGACGAGCTGCGCAAGCTTGTCGAATGGGCCAAGACCGCTGATCGCGTGCAAAATCAAAAAGGCGACGATTGCGTCAAGCTACGCGCCAACTTAATGCCACGCGAAAGCAAAGCAGGCAACGCTTATTTGATGATGGCTCTCAGCGATGCAAAGCCGCGTCCTGTTGAAACTGCAAACAACGACGTTCCTTTCTAAGGTTGATTTGCGAGACTCCAAGGGAAGCCCTGCGCTTCCCTTTTTTTATGCAGAAGCCAACGATACGCAAGGTGATGCACGAGGGCATCTTGCAGTGGGAAATTAGCTACGCCGGAATGTGCCGCTACCATCGCCAAGATTGGCAAGCGCAATGGCAATACAGCTATTTCATGCGCCTCAAGAATTGCGGACTAGATCCGGCTCACGCGCCTGACGATCCTTGCCCCTGATCCGCTGCAGGGGTTACCTAAGTGCCCTCAATAGTTGAAAGCTCATCAAGCCTAACGGCTTGCAGGCTTTACAGAGGCATTGATTCGTCAAGTGATGCAATATGACCCACCGCTTGTTTCAAGAGCTTGCTTTGATGCCAATGCTGCCTGGCCATTGCAACGCATAACTGCGAAAGCGTTTCAGCGTCGCCACAGCTTTGAATTTCTCTAACAGTTCGTTCTAGCTGCAGCTCTTCCTCAATGCTTTGCTCAACAATCATCCATTCCATTGGATCAGTCCAGTGATTGCAAGGTTTGCTTTAGTCGCTTCAACTCATCGTGGCGCTGTAGCGACTCCAATAGCTCTCGTTCAGATGAGTAAGGCTCCTCTGTGCGAAAACGTATGTAATCACCTATAGCGGGAAACAACCAATCTTGCACTGGTAAGCAATACTGAATGTTGACGGGCTGAACGCAGTTAACAACAACTGTGCTCCAGAAAGCAGTCACATTGCTCCAGAAGACAAACCAGCTCATGCAACGCTCGGCATCACAGTGGCGTGATTGTTGTAATTGCCAGTGACGGCGTAACTATGCACGGGCACTTCCGACATTCGATGAAAAACCATTTGCCCAATTTTCATGCCGGGATACAGCGGCAAGCTGTGGTGACGGCGTTCATTCTTGAGCTCTAGCGTTAGCTTTGATCCGTGCCAGCCTGGATCGCACCAACCAGCAAGTAAATGGTTAAGGCCGTCTCTGGCGCGGCTTGACTTGAGTACAAATTGAGCACTGATGTCGTCGGGGAGATTAAACAGCTCACATGTCTCAGCCAGGCAAAAGTGATTGGGTAGGAGTTTGTATGGATCATCTTTTGTCTTATCTGAGATGTCGAACCTGAGCAACTCCTGCTGGTGCATCGTCTCAATCATCAAAAAATCCCCAAGCACTACGTCAAGGCTTGCAGGATTCAGCAGCTCTGGATTGAAGGGAACAACCATCTGACTGCCTTCCGCCCTGGCGCGGATTTCCCAGTCACACAGAACAGTCATTCCGCCCTTGATAAAAATGCAGCCTAACGCCCATCAACAAGAATCACCCAACCCGTTCTCGGTCCTTCCACTTCAAAGCGAGGTTTAAATTCTGCGCGCCTAACCAGCAGATTTCGCCCTGAATCCGCATTGACATGACCACCTCTGATTAAATCAGGCAAACCGCGCGGGTCTTGCAACACCCATTCAGGGTCATTGCTATGACGGCCCCTAAAGCCAGACACAACGGACCAATGCCCGCAACCGGCTCCGTTGCATGACGGTGGCGCAGCTTTTGAAATGTCTCCCTTATGCAGCCATCCCACAAGGACAGGCCGACCCATTTCAATCTCTAATTCCAGCAGATCAGAATCACCGTCTCTGCGAAATTCAACGTCAAGACCCAAGCTTTCTAGCGCTTTGACTTGAGCTTGCACTGAAGTCGAATCACCAAATTTTGCACGAATCCGATTGTATTCATCATCTGTCTGAACTTTGCCCCAAAACGCCGCAACCATAGCGGCCGCTGAGCTGAGGCATTCTCGCCCGCCAAAACCTGAGGCGTTGTCAAGCTGGCTGAAGTAAGGCACTCTGACCTCTTGATCAATGCCGCTTGCCTTCCAGGCTTCAAACCAGGCCGCATCGTCTGCCAGTAACTCTTCCGACATTGACTCTTCAAGCTGTTTAACAGCAGCCAACTGGTGGGGCGTACCACGGAAAAACCTAAAAAAAGGGAGCAACGATAGCGCCACGAACACGGCAAGCAAAATCAACTGGATCATGCCCATAAGTCGCGGCTTTTGCTAGATCGCCTATTTTTCGACCCTTGATGATGGGAAAAGGTTTTGACTGACAAATTCAACAAGCTTGTCGTCAACCGTGTTGTCAGTCGTTTTGCAGTAAGCCGTCAGCAGATCAACGACCAAAATCTTGACGCCTTTTGATTGCAAGAACCGAAACAGAATCGGACGAATCAACAGAAGCATCACGAAATTGCAGTTGGCAAAATTCTAGTGCCGATCGGTATGACCTTCTAGACGTGCAACTGACCGCTCCAATTCGTTGAGCCTTGCAAAAACTTCCATGTCTTTGGTTTTGATGTCGTTGTGGAGAATATCTAGCCTTCCCGTCAGGTTGTCTACTGCTGTCGCCAAGCGAACTAAAGAGTCTCTGCCTTGCTGGCCTTGGCGGTTGAACCCTGAGATTCCCAAGCCAGCCACTGTGATTGACGCGCCTGCAACGGCGGCCCAGACTTCAACCATGAACCGCCTCTTAACGCTCCTTCATCATGGCAGACCCTGCAGAAAAGCAACCGGAAGAGTCCAACTCGCGTCTAGGCGATGTCATTAAGGTTGTTTTGCTTGGATGGGCAATGGCAATCTTGACCGCTAATTATCTTGGCGTGTTTAAGCAGTCACTTGATCCAACTTATCCAGCATCAATTTTGTCTGGAACGGCGGCATCCTTTGGTCTAGCTGTTGGCAATAACAGGAAGAAAAAGGAAGAACCTACAATCAAGGAACAGTCGTCCACCTCTAAACCCAAATGAAACGCTTTGCCCTGCTGTTGATTTTGGGAGCCCTCGCCACACCAGCGCGAGCGGACATCGTTCATAGAATCCAATCAAGCGTTCAGTTGACAGTTGATGGAGCGGGATCAGTTGCCACAAGGATCCCGTCTTCAATGGCGATTTCTGGGAATAACGTTACTTTGGACACTGCTCCTAAGTTTGCAAGTTTTAGTTCCGGGACTGCTCTCGGTTACACTCCTGGCGTTTTTAGCGTTACCACTGCTGGTGATGCTTTTAGCTACAGCGAAAGCTATACAGAGGGAGATGATGTCCCAGCGGTCCTTTCAACAACAGTCACATCAGGAGTAGTCCCAGCATTGCCTGCTTTTGGTAGCACTACGACAACATCAGGCGGTGTTGCTGGAACTCTGGCTGGAACAATTGCAACAGATGGCGCACTAACAATTACAGCTGGCGGCGCTGGTACTTCTGCCATTGGTCAAGTTATCCAAGAGCTAACCATCAAATGATGCAAAGGCTTTTTCTTGCCTTGTTCGTTGGCTTTGACTTTCTTGTGACAGCAGCGCCCGTCGCAGCCGTGCCCGTAGTTCCAAATTTTCAGCAAGGCGTTCTCAACTCAACAACCACAACCAAAACCAAAGTCACAGAGATCATCAACTCATACGAATATCGCACCGGTTATGAATACACAGTTACTGGGACCAACATTGCACCTGTTGGTGACGAAATTGCACCCCGCGCTTTAACAACAACAACCAATAACTTAAACGGTATAACAAGCGTTTGGCGTGGCCTAGATCCATTAGATAAGCCACAGTGGAATATTGTCAATCAAAGCTCTGCTTTTCAGTTCACTGAGACTTTGATGGCTCCAGGCTTGACGACGCATACCTTGATTAATCGCGATACAGACATCGAGTCGATTACCGAAACAACAAGCACATTTACGCAATGAAGCGAGTCATAGCAACGCTTTTGCTGTTTTGCGCTCCAGCGCAAGCGCAAGTTAGCAGCACAGCAGCGCCTGTTGCTAATAGCTCTGGATCAGTCACAAACCAAGCTGTTCAAGTCGTACCCTCTCGTACCGCTACATTCCAATACAGCGCTTTTAGTTGCCCAGGAACAACGCTTCACCTAAACCCCTTCTTAAGTAGCACGACAAGTTGGGCTCAACCCTATGAATCGCACTACAACGAACCGGTTTATGACACAATCGATCTTGTTGGCGCGTTTGATCCGGAAGGTAATCCCGTCCCAGATGGCCAGCCCGATAATCCGGGTAATGTCCTTTTCTATAAACCGATTCGCACTGGGCAGAAAAACAACTTCTCGATTAACGGCGGAATCACAGCACAAATCACAATTCCATTAGATCGAAGACACGTTCGTGCTTGCCAGGAAGCGGCAAAAAAACAAGTTGCTTTATTGGATGCACAGCTTGCCGACAAACGCTTGAACTATGAAATCGCAAGGCTTAAAAATTGCGCTGACCTGATGAAGCAAGGCATCATGTTTCACCCTGACTCGCCGTATTCAAAAATCTGTGCTGACGTAGTGCTTGTCAATCCGCCTGGCGTTGTCCCGCCCCACAAACACACAATCCCTATTTCCTCAGGGACCGCTGAGACTTCTGTCGCTCCGAAACAGACTCAACAATAACTTTTTGACCAAGCTTTTCCTTGATCTTTTTGATTGTCTTTTTGACGATTGGCTTGACTGCCTTCAATACAAAGTCACCTAGCGGCTTTGCGACGATCGCCGCAACCGTTGCTGTCGTTGCAATCGTCGCAGTCGTAATGACGACAGGCGCGCCAGGTAGATAATTCCCGACAATGGCGAGTATGGGTAGAGCTTCCATTTGCGCTTCACACTGACCATCAATCATCTTGTAACCAATAATGACAGAAGTTTGAGATTTGTTTTTTGCGCCAATAGGTATTGCATCCGGTGGCGGGCATGGCAACTCTATGGCTACCTTTGAAAAGTCCGGAAGACGCACCGGCAGCTTGGGAGAGGGACTGGCCGGCTGACTTGAGACATCAGCCGGCTCTTTTTTGTCTAAATCTGCAGGATCAATTGTTGGCGGTTTTGTGCTCCCATAAGTCAACGTTCCAGGCGTAAAGTCAAGCGGTTTGTATGAAGGCATCGTGCCATCGCAAACCGTGAAATTTCCTTTTGGGTCTGAGTCGTATGCGTTTTTATTGCCAGGCTGAGTGCTGCGCGTCTCAACGCAGCCAGGAATGTCGGCAACAGGAAACCCAAGAATTAACGTGATCGGCGGTTCCTTTGGAATACTTTGAGGCGGAATCGCTCGCCAACTTGGAATATCTGGCACAACAACACCGCGAACCCCAATTTCAGGAATTTCAGGCATGAAATCAAATCGCTTTACAGCTGGCCAACTTTGGATTGAACGTAATCGTATGCGCGAAGGGCCGCCTGTTGTTTATGCCGTTTTAAGGGGCAAAACATCAAAGCTTTTTACGGACCACAAAGCACTTCTCAAATTTGTGAAATGGCCAGCCTCAACGCCAACAGGTCAAGCGTTACGTGATTGGCTTGCGTCGTTTGATCAAAAACCAGATGCAGCCACGCCAGAACTTGACATGGCTGTAATCAAAAA